AGTCAGCTTTTATTTGGCAAGCTAATAAAATAAAGAAAATCATATTACTAAATTTTTCTTTTTCATTTAAAAGATTATCTTTTCTTTTATAAATTTCTTGTTGAGATTCACTTAAAATTTTTATAGCATCTTTACTTCCATAAGCAAAAGTTTTACTTGCAATTTCTTTAAAAGTGTTTACTCTTTCTTTTTCGCTTTTAGTAAGATCAAGGCAATCAATACATTTGTAAGGTATATCTGATAAAGAATTTATTGATACATCAATTTTTTTCTTGTTAATTTCATTTGAAAGATTCCTTTTATTCAAGTATATAGTTACTAAAAAACCAAAAATACTGACTAATGATGGAATTATTATTGATAATAAATTAAATGAAGTGCTTTTAGTTGTTTCTGATATTATAGCAGTTAATAACATTAAATTCCTCCTTTTAAATTATATTATGGGAATATTTTAACATAATACTGAATTTAATTACTTTAAAAATTAAAACTTTTATTGCTATTTAATACCAATTATTATAAAGTAATACTAAGAAATACTAAGTATATAAGGGTGTGGAGTATGTGAGTAATATTGATAATAAAAGTTTGGTAGAAAAAATTAATAATTCTCTAGTTATAGAAGGTATGAGTATTAACCAAATAGCAAAAATGTTAAAAGTAAAAAGAAATGAAATATTTGAGATTATGAAAAAAGAAAATTTTATTTATGACAGGGAACAAGGATTTTTTGTAAAGATAAATAATGATTCTTTAATAAAGCGTATAGAACGATTAGAAGAACAACAAAAAGAAATACTAGAATTACTTAGTAGTACTAAAAAAGAAACGCTTAGAATTGATTCTAGTGTACTGGAAGGAGATATAATTCCTCGTACATTTAAACTTTATAAAAATACTTCTGAAAAATTTACTCAGTTCTGTAATGAACATAGAGAATTAAAGATGCAAGAGATCATTACAGTTGCTTTGGAAGAATTTATTGAAAAACATAAATAATAATTAGGTGTAGAAAATATCTACACCTTTTCCTTTTCCCTTTCTTTGATTTTCTCTTCAATTTCATCTAAAACTTCTAAACATATATCATAATAAGTATTTTTCTTTAAATATTTTTTATATATTTTGAATATATCTTTAATCATTACAAAGTAATAAAATATAGAAATAACTACTAAAAATATTAAAATAATACCGAGTGTTATTATAAATGCAATTATATTAGGAAATGAAATTTGAAATGAACTTGTAGGTTTTGAAAACAATTCTAAGCATGGTGGTAATATAATACCAGCTATAACACCAACTACTGAAGCTATTGCACCTGTAAGTAAAGGATTATTTTGTTTATCCTTTAAAGAATTAATATATATCCTATCAGTTTCAATATCTAAGTTACAATCATTTAAATCACACATGTAATTATCATAAATTCTTTTACGAATATTTTTAATTTCATTTATAGAATTTTTTTTATTTCTAGTTTTAATATGTATATCTTTCATAAAAAATACCTCCTAAATTTATTTTATATTAAATGAATAAATTTAAAAAGTTTGTTAATAATGAAAATAACATCTTTAATGATATTTTATATTACTCTCTTTCAAGCTGCATTTATTGCAGCTATTTTACTTTTGTGATTGCAACTTCTTTAATAGTTATATTTTCTTCTATTAATCTATTATATATTTCTAAACTATCTATCTGAGTATTGAATAACTTACGACCTTGTTTAACTAGGGCTAACCATTTATTAGCCTTTTTCTTTATTGCTTTAATTTCATTTTTATTTTTTAAAATTAGATGAATATTATTTATTGTATATGGGTGATCTATATAATCATATGTAACTGGAATCATATCTTGAATTAATAAAGCTCTTTCGTCTTTGCCTATTTTGATTATATGAGCTTTAATACAATCTTTTCTTATTTTACTCTCTTTTTCAATAAGAAGTCTTGCTTTTTCAATTTTAGTTGTTAATGGTATTACCCAAAAGATAAAATCGTATTTGGAATCTTTTATATATAAGAATTGTGGTCTACCATTTTTATTTTGAGATAAGTTTTTAATATATTTAAATTTTTCAAAATAAGAATCTTTTAATACATATATTCCATAGTTCTCCATAAAATACCTCGTTAAATTAAAATTAAAGGCCCTATAAAAATTATAGAGCCTTTCAAATCATACAAACCCACAATTTATTAGTCGCATATGGGTAAGCGACAATACTAAGCGAACCAGTTATTTATTCATCGGATACTGGTTACCGACTAAACTTTAATTTTATGATATATTTTTAGCTAATACATCATTACTATTATTTAGTGCGTGTTCACTTATAATTATACTAATATAATATTTAATGTCAATTAGGAAGTAAAATTTTGCTTTTATAGGTATATCTTTTTTGAAAATAATTAATAAAAAAAGAGATATCTCTTTTTCTAATAATTTGGCTATATAACTAATGTTTAGATTGATATTTTTTTAATAAAATATTGAACAAAAGGTGTTGGAGTAAAAATATGAGGGGAAATAGATTAATTTTTAGGAATCCAAAATATAAGAAATTTATAGAATATTTAAAATGAAAAAGGCTAGATAGGAATTACCCCACCTAGCCTTTTAATTATATTCTTTCTAAATATTTAGCTGTAAACCATGCTGTTTTATAGCCATCACCTGCGAATTAGGTTGCTAGTGCATAGTTTCCTTATGTTCTATGTACATATAGTCTTTCCCCATTTGTAACATAGCCCATTCTACTTGAATTAGGAGAAGGTTCATATCTTGTATCTAATTGAGTTATTACATTAACTACTCTCTTTTTTATTTCAAATTCTAAAAATTTATTATCTTTATTTTTATAATGAGATACTTAACATTTTTAATGCCTTCTCCAGTAACAATTATTTTTGATTTTCTATTAATATTTTATACTTTAGTATTTACCATATCCTATTACAGTGATAGTTAATAATAATTTTAATATTTTTTTAAAATAATATGTAAAAAATAAAAAAACTATTAACTAGCAGTTAATTTATTACATTTATTCTAAAATAAGTTGAAAACAAGAAAAAAAAGGTATAAAATCAATTTTGAATTTGATTAAAATAATTTTTATTTTAGCAATTAGATGTTTTTATAATTGTTTGAGTTTAAGGGGGAATTAAAATGAAAAAAATTAAAAAACTTTTTAGTATTTTATCTTTATGCTTAGTAACATCTTTAGCTTCTAATGGATCAATAGTTCTTGCTAATACTAATAATGAAAAAAATTATGATAGACAGACTAAAGAACTGATCGAAAAGTTTCCATCGTTTAAGGAGAGTTTAGAAAAGTATACTACTGGAGAATTAGTTTCTAGTGAAGAAGTATATATAAGATATACTCCTAAAACAGAAGAGTTAAAAAAAGAATATAAAACTAAAGAAGAAGTAAACAAAGATTTTATTGTTGAAGAATTTACTAGAGAAGAATATGAGGTTGAAAGTAAAAAAGAAGAATTAAAGGAAGTAATTAGGGGTATAGGAAGCCAAGAAACAACTCCATCATCTTGGATAAGAGTTGACTTACAAGTTTATTATGGTGATCCATCTATTCAAAGTGATTATATGGCTTATAACTTTTCATCATGGCTTAAAGATCCATATTTAAGATTAACTGATGCAATAGGAATTTCTCTTTCTAATGGATTAATAATTTCAGGAAATGCCAGTACAAGAGCAGCAGAATATCATTACTATGACCCTTATTACCCTGGAGGAGATAGAGTTGAAAGATTAGTAGTTAAAGCAAACAATGAAGGAAAAAATGGAGTACTGGCAACATTCAATTTAGACAATGGTAATCCATCTTCAACTTTATATCATAATGCAATGATACAGACAGGTGTCAACTTTGTTGGAAGTGGATATAATCAAGGATGGATAAATGGACATTATGTACACAAAGAATTGGGATTTGGTGATATAAGTATAGGTACAGATGGTCGTCCAAGTATATCAGCTGGAACTAAATATGATCAGCATCAATCTTCAATACATGTTAGTAGGTAGAATTTATGAATAAAATAATTAAATATATTTTAATAAGTATTATTATATTTATTTTAGGATTTATAATTTCTACTGGCTTAGCTAATTTTTTCACTAAAGAAATATTATATTCTTATCTTTATGGAATATTTTTTGCAATACTATTTTTAGCTTCAGTTATTGGTGTCTCAGTTGCGATATTAATTAATGAAATAAGAAATAAAAAATAGATTCTTAAATATAAAAAAAGGCTAGGTAGGATTAAACCCACCTAGCCTTTTTATTATAGTTTCTTTACAAAATCTGATTTAACAAATCCATTTGCTCCATTAGCTGTAGTAATTCTATACCAGCCAATAAAGTCTGAATCTACCCAATCTATTCTGAATACTTCTCCTGGATTAATTGTAGCTACTATATTAGAACTTGTATTACCTTCTGCTCTAACATTAAGAACTGAATCTACATTGCAAGTAGTAGCCATTTGAAGTTTTTCTACATAGTCTTGGCTTACATATCCAGTAATACCTTGGTACTCTATGTAATACCAACCTAAGTAATCAGAATCTACCCACTTAATTCTAAATCTATCTCCTGCAGGTATGCTTCCGACTATAGTTGCACCTGTAGTTCCTTTTGCTCTTATATTTAATTCAGTATCGACATTACAAGTAGTAGCATTTTCTAGTGTAAAATCTTTCTTTAAGAAATCTTCATAGCAGTAATTCATATCTACAGATGAACCTGGAATACCTGGTACTTGTCCATTTTCTGAATATTGCCATATAGCACAATCTCTATTAAGTTTAGAGTTATACCATGCATACCATAATGGATAATTAGTTAACTCATTCATATAGAATTTATTTAATAAGAAATCTTGGTTAGTATAGTTCATAGCTCTATATCCGTTACGGTTTATTTCATCACAAAAGGCTTTAACCATATCTGTAGCTAATCTTTTTCCTATAGTAACTCCATTTTTAGATGCATAGTTTAAAGTATCATATTCTAGGTCATAGCTTATAGGATAATCAACTCTATAACCTTTAATGGCTTCTAGCACATATCTAGCTTCATTCTTAGCCATTTCTTCATTCCAAGCATAACTAAACCAATATATACCTACTGGAATACATAATCTATTACACTCTTCTATATTTCTTATAAATTGCTTATCTATATTATTTCTTCCATATCCTGCTCTTAATATAGCAAAATCTATATTACCTTTTACTCTTTCCCAATCTATTCTTCCTTGGTGTTCTGATACGTCTATTCCTTTTAACATTTTACATTCCTTCTTTCTTTTATTTTTAAAAATTTGTTATTATCAATTCCCCATATTCTTTTCTTGCACTTGCTTGATTAGATACGGAGTACATTACTTTTACTTCTTTAATATTAAAATCTTTATACCATTCTCTTACTTTTGGATGGTCATTTATAGTTACTAAGAACTTTCCTTTTATATTTTTTAATTTATCTCTTAACAGTAAATGCTCTTTTTCGCCAAACTCTGTTCCATACCCTGCTGTTTCAAAATATGGTGGATCACAAAAGAAAAAACTATATTCTCTATCATATTTTTCTATAATTTTTTCAAAGGATAAATTTTCTACATAAGTGTTTCTAAGTCTATTTTTTATATCTCCTAATACTCCTTTATAAAAAATCTGTGGAGAAGGCTTGGTATTAGTTCCATACCCATAATGATTACCCTTTCCCGCAAAACTTTGAGAAATTAGATATAAAAATCTAACAGCTCTTTGTATTTCTGTTAAATGTTCTAAAGTAACATTTTTATATTCTTCAAATATATCTCTTCCTGAAAATTCATACTCTAACATTCTTTCAATTTCAGGAGCATGGTATTTAATCATTTTAAATAAATTAATAAGCTCTTTATCTACATCGTTAATCACCTCAACTTTTGAAGGCTCTTTCCCAAAGTAAACCCATCCAGCTCCAAAAAATAATTCTATGTAACAAGTGTGTTCTGGAATATTTTCTATTATTGTTTTTCTTAGCTTTGATTTTCCTCCCATTCTTGTTATTGGTGGTTTCATCATTTTACCGTTTTTATCTTTAGTCATTTCCGTCATTCCTTTACTTTTATTTTTTATAAAAAAGAGAACCTAATTATAGGCTCTCATTTAAGCTTTTTACTGCAGCTAATTTATTTTCTGTTTCTACATTTAATAATTTTAATTTCTCATTTTCTTCTACTAATTGTGTAGCTTGTTGCTTTAAACTATCTTCATGTAGCATAGCTTTTCCTTTGTTATATTCACCAGCTATAGCTTGTCTTACTTCTGTTAGTTCTTCTTTGGTTAGGTGTGGAAATTTCTCTAGTAACATCTTATCGAACATATCTGCTTTAGATTGTGCTAAAGTTTCAATATTATCAGTTACTCTGTATTTTTCTTCAACCATATTCCATATATTTTTACCTACTTCAAATAATTCATTATATTTACTTTCCTTTATCTTTTGTTCCATGGCTTCTACTTTAACTTTTATAAACTCTCTTGTTGCTTCTCCTAAACTTTTTATTACAACAACTAATACACTTGCAAGTGCAACTCCTAAAGCACTTAATATTGGATCTAAAAACTTTTCCATTTTACATTCCTTCTTTCTTATTTTATATTTTCTTCTAACCCATCTAATCTATGGTGAGCTGATTTTGTACTTTCTTCTACTTTTATTAATCTTTCAACTACATTACTTATACGTTTATCTTGAGCCTTTATATCTAGTCTTATATCATCTACACCTTTAGAAATATAATCTAGCTTAGTAGCAACCACAGTATCTTGTACTGTATCTTCCTTTAAGCTCTTCTCTCCATCTTTTTTATTCTTCCAAATCCCTAAAACAATACCTGTTATTGCACTTAATATTCCTACTAATACTGTTATATCTATATTCATATTTCTATCCTTTCTTAATTTAGAGAAATAAAAAAAGACTATCTCTAGCCTTAATTATTCCCATGTTGTTTTATTTATTAAGCTTGTATTGGTGTAGTTTCTGTTGGTGTAACTACTACATTACTTTCTTCGACTTTTGGTTGTGCTACAACTACTGGATTAATCATATTGTATAGCTCTAAATATTGTTGAGAAGTTAATTGATTTGTCATTTTGAATAAGATTAAATTTTCCTCCATTTCTTTTTTATTATAGTTTCCTCCTTGAATTTGAAATTTACATAATTCGTATGCCATTTTACATCTTCCTTTCTATTTTAAATTATTTTTTATTGTTGCTAATGCAACTTTTTTATTTACATCTAATATGGATGGTACTAATAAATTATTAATAACATCCCAGATGTTGTTTACTTCTTTAGCCATGTTTTGAACTACAGATCCTATGTTACTTGGGACTTTAAAATCTAAAGTTCCTGGCAAACTATTTTCTATAGAAAAATAAGTTTTTTCTTGGAATGTATCTAAATCTATATCTACACAATTTTCTACAACTTCTGTTACTGGTGTATCTAATTCATAATAGATCGTTATAGGATTTGTTTTTAAATATTCTATAAATGTCGCCCTATCAGTTACAGTTTTACCAAAATCCCATCTACCAACAAATGAGGCACTACTATCACCATAACCACTTATACCATATTGTCCAATAGTAGAATATGCACTATAGTTATATGGTAATTTATCACATAGCACATAAGCTCTATCTTTTTTATTTATGTTTAGTTCTCTTATATTAATAATAAATCTTTTGTCTGAATAATAAATGTAATTATTACCATCATCACTATTACCATTTATTATTATCTTACCTACGTATCTATCAATCTTAACTTTTCCATCATCTTCATATATAATATCTTTAATATCACCAACACTTTTCAATGGCTCTTTTATTAAAATATCTTTTTTATATTCTTTGTAAGCTCATAGTTTGTAGCTCGTTCATCTTCCTCTATCATAAAAGTGTTTTTATCTATATATGCCCACGTATCTGTAGTATAGGCACTAAAAATACCTTTTATTGTTTTATTAGCATCGCTTGTAAAATTGAATTTATTCCATCCATTAGCATCGACACTAATATCTACATTAGAACCATCATTATATTTTATTGTTAATATGCTCCTATTATTGCTAGTATGAAAAGCTGTACCCGTAAATGTGTATCGTGTTTTTTCTTTAAATTTAATTTTTTCATAACCTTTATTCCAGTAGTTTGATAACTGTGTTATTTTTATGCAATCTCTACCGTCTTTTTTTTCTTCAAATATCCCATTATTGCTAATACTTTTTAAAGTGTTATAAAAATCATTCATATTTAGTAAATTTTTACCACTACTTAAAATACTAATTTTATATTTATCTCCTTCTGGTTCTGCTTCTCCAAAGCTTTTTAATCCTTCAAAATAGTTTGGTACAAAATCAACTTCTCCTTCTATAATTAGCACATCTGAAAATAATTTAACTGTTCCTCTATCGAGATGATATAAACTTACATTTCTATGTGTTACGCTTGGCATAGTGCTTAAAGTGAATGTTTGTTTATGAGTTCCAACTAAATTACTTGAATTAAGTATAATGTCTGGAGCACTCATACCACCACTAAAATTTAAAGTTGTTTTACCAGTACCACTTTCTATTGAGTTAATGGTATAAATAATAGTATAAGTAGTATTAGTTTTAAACATTTCATTTGTACATAAAGTTGCACTTAATGAAGGATTACCAACTTTTTGATTATTAAGCCTGTATTTAACTAAATTAACTAAAGTCCTACCACCAATTCTCATTCCTTCTGTTCTACCCTCTAAGGTGTTTTCTGCATTTATAGAACTCCCTTTGTATGCTAGAGCCTGATTACTTTTAAGCCCATTCTGTAATGCATCTACATCTAGTCTAATCTGTGGAATGTTTTGACTTCCATCCAACCCTTCTATGAATTCTTTAGTCTTTTCCAAAGAAGCTTGAAGTTCTGTATTTTTAGATACTGCTTCTTGGTTAGTTGCTGCAAGGTTTGTGTTAGCAGTTTTAGCTTCTTCAGTATTCTTAACAAGAGCATCTTTAACTGGTAATGCTTCATTAATGTTATTACTTAACTCTTCTGCTTTAGCATTTAAGCCTTCTAATCTTTCTATTTTACTTGTAGCTTCTATATTTTTAGTATCTAAATCTTTTATAGTTTCTTTAACTTCTTTAGCTAGATCTATGTTAGATTCTAAATTTTTATTTAAAGAAGTAGCAGTAGCAGTATTTTCTAAGAGCTTAGAATTAATATTATTAGCTTCTGTTATATTAGATTCTAAATTACTATTTGCATTAGTAGCAGTAGCAGTATTTTCTTTTAACTTTTCACTTAACTTACTAGCTTTATCTAGTATATTTTCTAAATAAGTAAAGTCTTTACTATCTGCTATTGCTTTAGTAATATCACTAAAAATATTATTTTCTACTGTTAAAGTGAATGTAGCTGTATGTTCTAGAAAATCTCCTTCTCCTAAAATTGCAAGCTGGCAAGAATAGACACCATCTTGTTTAGATATTCTATTAGTTATTGGGAATGTTATTTCTCCTTGCTCTGCATTTGTAATGTTTAAATTTTCTATTACATCTCCATTTGTTGTCCCAGCCATTACATAGCCAAGTTTAACAGTCTTACCTACTAAACTTAATCTTCTTTTATTCTTTAAGATATATAGTTTATAGATTTCTGCATTATTATTGCCTTTTATTGTTTTTATTCCTTCGTTATTATAAGAATCAACATTAATATTTAGTCCTATTTCACTCATAGTTCACTCTCCTTTCTATTTTGCTTTAGTGTCCCTTCCCTCTGGATTAGTACATACTCCACTTCCATTAAAGTCATACCATTTACCTTCAATAAATAAAGTTTCATCGGAAGCCATTACACCATTAAATTTTAGCCAATAATAATTAGAATCTTTATAAAGCCATTCATTCTTCTTTAATGCTCCACCTTTACCAGCATAATAATAGTTAGCCTGGTATTCATAAAACTCTTCTTCTGCCATTAATGTATTAGACTTAATTAAATAAGTATTATTGTTATAATAAATAAGTTTAGGCTCTATAACCATTTTGCAATTTTCATCTATCCAATAATAGCATAGCTTTTCGTTAAAAGTGCCTTGAATAAAGCAATTTCTATCTAAGGCACCTGAAGAACTTGCATGATAATCAATCCCATCATGTTTTATCCACTCATTTTTAGCAATAAATCCATCATCTTTTACGAAATAGAAATCACTCTTATAAGGATATATTCCTTTGGTTGCAATTCCCCCAGCTTCATTAGTCATTTTGTATTTTCCACTATAGTAATCTAGGAATTGAAGTGGTAATTTATACTCATGACAGCATGGATAAATAGTACCCCTTGCTATTTTAAATACTGTCATATCGTTATTATCGTTGGAGTAAACTTTACCGCCATATTTTAGACATTTTAAAGCAAAGTTTTTTATAATATCTTTCTTATAAACATCTAATCTATCTATTAAGCAATACCTAGCTTGTAACTCTTCAAATCGCTTGTCTGAGTTACCACCGTCGGCTCCATGATGACTTAATTTGTATAAATCAATTTTACCTATTCTATTCTGTAGATGTGTTTCAGTAGCTACTGTACTGTCTCCAGGAAATAGACTTTTTGTTCCATGGCTTACTAATAAATAATTAACACTCATATTATTTTCATTGCTATAATCATAAAATTTACTTGCGAAAGCTTCTATATAATCATTTTTCCCAATTCTGAACTGTTGGTCATTAGCAACTATCTTTTGTACTCCAAACTTATCGGCTGCTGCTAACATTCTGTCATGGTATCCTTTAGTGTCCCATTCTTGCTCTACGCTTGGCAACCTAGAATAATCTATACTGTCTTTATAAACGATAAAGTCAGGTCTATATTTTTCTATAATCTTTGGTGCATTTCCTATGTGGTCGCTATGATCATGTGTAGTAAATAAATATTTAAGTTTTTTCAATCCAATCTTATCTAGCTGTTGGATCTGCACTTGATAATTTTCTTCCATGAAGCAATCTATCATAGAGAATGTTCCATCATCTGCCTTTATGACTATACAATCTCCGTAGGAACCTTCCTTATTTTTAAGATTATAAATAATAGTTTCTGTATTATCTTGCATTCTTTCTGTTGTAGTATTTAAATTATTTTTTAAATCCTCAATGCTTTTTACATTTTTCTTAATGTTAGCTTGATTTTCTTTACTTCTTACATCTACATCATTAAAATTTTCTACTTTTGCAAGAGCTTTATCTAAAGCAGAAAAGTTATTAGAACTTTGTATAGCTTCAGTATCTATTAAACTTTTAGAAATAATTAATCTAACTAAGCAAAGTGGAGTAAGACGGCCACCATTAGAATCACGGATTGTTAGTTGATAATCTGCTGTTCCTGGAATTAAAAAATCATCTGTTAATTCTAATCTTGCAATTCCTTTTTTACCATCAACTATAGTTAACTCATCAAAAATATAAAAATGTTTAGGATTTATACCATGAATTCTAACTGTACTATATGTTAAATCTATAATATTAATTTCACCTAGAAACTTAAAATCTATAAATCTTGATTTAATATCATGTTCAACAGCTTTAATTTCTATTGGATCATCTCGATTTATATAAACTTTTCTAGGTGGTTCTAAATATTGCATAAATTATTTCTCCTTTCTTGTAATAAAAAAGAGAGTAGAAAACTACTCTCTAATATGGACTTGCTCCATATCCACCATTTTCAGTTACTAGCTTAGATGTAGGAAGTCCAGCTTTATTTATATAGCTTATAGAAGGAGCTGTGTTATATCCTCCTACTGGCGAATTGGAACCACTAAATATTTTCCATTCTTCTTCTCTCCTTCTGATAAGTCCATTTGATACACTACTACCTGCATGAATCCATTTCATAAATTCATTATGAATATTTTCTCCACGCTCACCGTTAACATATCTCTTTAATAATTGGCTATTTCTGAATCCTTCTACTCCACAGTTATAAGCAAATGATGCGAAAGCATCAATTTCTCTTTGAAGTGGATTACTTACTCCTTTAGACTTTACTATATTAAGTACTGGAATATAATAATCTCTATTAAAATTATTTACTAAATAATGTGTAGCACTTGTTTCACTTAATGGAACACTTACACCATTTAATTCGTTTCCTGTCATTCCATAACCTAAAGTCTTAACTCCAACTGAATCATAATAATGGTAAGGTGCATATCCTTCTATACCTTTAACATAGTAAATTATATTTTTACTTGCTTTAGTTCCAGCAGTTCCATTTACATTTCCTCCTTGGGTATCTTTTATTATTCTTCTTGCTCTATAATTAGACCCCCATGTGAATTCTATTTCTCTTATATTAAGTCCAGTTCTAGGAGCTTCAACACACATATGCTTACCATCACCAGTTTTACCACTATACATAAATACATGCTCTGGAACTCCTGGAGAACTAAATCTAAGAAATATTAAATCACCTGGTTTTAATTCAGCTTCACTAACTTCTATACCTTCTTTTATTTGTGTATATGTTGTTCTACTTATTTTAATACCATTATCATTATAAGCCCATTGCATTAATCCTGAACAATCTGTACCAGCATCAGAACCTAAAGGTGGATAATTCCCACCCCATACATAAGGTTTACCTATAAGTTTTCTAGCACTATTAACAACTGAATTTCTTAATGAATCAGAGCCATCAACGCCTCCACCTTGTGGAGCGTTAGGATCAAGAACTAAATTACCATTTGTATTTTTAATAACTCCATCTAACACTAAATCACCTTTTAAAGTCCATTTTCCATTTTTAAAAAGAAAATAGTTATCTCCAAAATTTAATGCTAATTCCTCGTCAGAAACTCTAATCCAATTCTTATCATTCATACTACGTAAAAATACATTATAAATATTATGTAATTTACAGTCTATATCTTCCCAAATTCTTATTGCTTTCCCAAAATCATCTTTCAAGATATTAAATTTATCTAATTGCATATATGGAGGAACTTTTGTAGAATCCCCTTCTTTTTCATAACCAATATTTATAGCTGAATTAATAGAATTAGTTAATCCAACTAAAGGTTTATTTTCATCTGAACCCAATATTAAAGATATTAGTCCACCTATATATTGTCCATCTATTTTATAATTAAACATCTTTAAGGCATTATTTTCTATCAACATAGATTTAATACCATTATTTTTAAATGTCATTCCTCCTGGTTTTCTTAAATCCATTTCAAAACTTTTATCTTTATTAGTTATTAATACAGTCATTAAATTTCCAACTAACCAATCTGCAATTATTCCTTCGGGAGTTATTGCGGTTCTAAAGTCCCAATCTGAATTATCATCTAACCTTTTATTTGATAATTGAATTCCTTTTGTTCCACCTTGTAAGCAACCATAATCAGGGTCGTTTGGATCCAAAACTTCCTGAATCCAAGCAACTACATCTGATTTTTTAGCTCTGCTTTTTTGTGCTAATAAAGGAGCTTTCATAGCATTTATTGCTCCTTCAAGTTCAGAGCTTTTAACAGTTCCATTTTCATTTAAAATTGAATTAACCTTCTGAGTAGTATCGCTTTGATTTTGAAAATAATTTTTTACTACATCACCTATGGTAACATCAATATATTTTTCTTTTAATATATCCCATTTATAGCCAACACAACGTACTTTTATATCGATATCTAAATCTAAATGTTTAGCAGTTAATGTATCACCTAAATTTATATTAACTAAGTCTTTTACAAACTTATATTTTTCTGTATTAGATAATGCAGCTACTTTAACATTTCCAGTTATTTTAGGCTTATCTATACCATTTTCAAAAAGCTTTTTACATTCTTCTCTTAAAGCATTATAAAGCTCTTCTTTAGTTTCAAAAATTATACTTCCATCCTCAGTATCTTCAGATTCGTTTTGTAGATCACCTTTAAATTTCAAATTGCTAAATTCAATATACTTTTCATATACAATTCGATATCTATTAATTAAAGGACTATCTATAAATAACTCAGGGAGCCTTCTACCATTAAAAGCAACTGGTTTAATTCTAGTAACTATATCTTTTCTATTTTCTTTTAGACCAAGGTCTAACATATTAGTTCCATAAAGAATTTCAAGCCCCTTATCTTCTCCAATACGCTCGTTTATATAGACATTAAAGTTATCAAGAAATATTTCTCCACCCCATCTATTTATAATTGTATTGTCCTTATTACTTCCATTTATAGCTTCAATTCTATTTTGCTTAACAAAGTAACAAGTATTAATCTTTTTAATATTAGAGTAGCCAGTAAACTTAGTACCATTAAATAAAATATTTAAAGCTCTTTGACAATTGCAATTAACAGCTCTTATATCTTCTGTAGTTGAATAATACAAATCAAAGAAAATATGTCTAGCTTTAATTTTAAGACCAGTAGTTAACATATTTTTATCTATGCTATAAATAACAAATAATTGACCTTTTGAATAAGGGGTAGGAGCTTTTATAACCCCATTACCATTTATTATTTTCCATCTACCTTCTTTGTCGTAAGGGTGATTTATTTCAATTTCACAAATACCATTCATAGTTATATCAAATATTGCTTTATTAGGTACTAGAGTAACATCACCGTCAAATTCATAATTAGTATTATTCCCTTTGTAATATTCAATACTCATAGTGTCCTCCAATTAGGAATTAAGGTAAAAGATTCTAAATTGCTTCCTGGAGTTAGTTCATAACTTAAAATATTATCTCCAGGAATAAGCTCTAAATCTTCCCATTCTCCTTTTTTTCTTTTGCCTTCAAAATATCCATTTCTTAAAGTTAATTTTCTAGGAATATCTACAATTATTTCATCTGCTAAGTCGATAGTAACTATTTTTGAATTTATATTTAATTTAATGGTTCCATTACCAACTATTTTATAAACTGGTTCTGCATTAAGTTGGAATTCATTAAAAAGATTATTTTCAAAATCAATTTCATACTCTCCATTGACTGAGTATAAATAAGGTGAACAAGTAAAGTTAACTGTAGCAGTTCCACAAGTTTGAAATTCAGTTATAAATTCTTTAAGGTCTATCATTTTTACTTTATAAAAGAATCCCAAATCATCAGAAAGAATAAAGTGGTCATCCTCTATAAAAGACAACCACTTTTTAATCTCTCTATATTTAGTTTCAATTAATCTTTTATCAAGAATATCCATTTTTACAGGAATAGTAATATCTTCATAGCCACCATCAACTTCAACAAGATCTTCTCCTCCTGGAATCTTTATAGTTGATTCTTTTCTTTTTGGAAATGGTATTGTAATTTCTAAAATTTTTATTTTAAAATCTGTCCATGAATTTTTATGATTAAAATTAAAAGAAAATGGCTTACGCAAAACTGAAATCACCTCCTGTACTTATTGTGTAGCTGTCTTGGCTTTCACCTATATTTTCGATAACTTTTTGTGTTGTATGTCCTGCTAATTCTTCACCATCTAGGTAGTTTTTATTTTCGATATTTAAAATAAATTTTCTTGGATTATTTTCATCATTATTATTGTTTTTATTGATAATTTCAGTTGTATTTCTTGAAACTATAGAAGCACCTAAACTTTGTGATTCATAAGCTACTTTAGCTTTCATCTTTCTAGTTAAATTCATTAACTTTTCTTTCATATTGCTTTGTAAGTTAGGCATTCTTTTTTCAATACCAACTTCCATACCTTGTACAGTATAATCACCGACAGGAATCATTTTTCTAGCTGGTGAATGAATTCCAAGTGCTGCCTTAGCACCATCAACAATACCACTAAAGAATCCATGTACTTGATCCATGAACCAGTTTTTAGCGTTAATAATACCTTGCCAAATTCCTTCTACAATACGCTTTCCTATATCAACCATTTTACCTGGGATAGATTCTACAGTTTCTATAATAGATTTAACTAACTGTTTAGCTGAATCCACACCAGCATTCCATAAATCTACTCCCCAAGCTTTAACTTTAGAAACAGTATTTACTAACCATTCCCAAATTCGACCTGGTAATTTTGAAAAATAATCTATTGTATTCTTCAAAAATTCAGCAGCTATTTGACCAGCTTCGACCCCCATGTCATAGCCCCACTGTTTTACTTTGTTTATAGCATTAGTTAACCAAGTCCATAACCTACCTGGAAGTTCTGAAAACCATGTTATAGTATTTGTTAAAAATTCAGCTGCAATCTGTCCAGCTTTAACTCCCATGTCATAGCCCCATTGCTTTACTTTATTTATGGAATCTACTAACCAAGTCCAAATTCGACCAGGTAATTGAGCGAACCAATTAGTAATATTATCTATCCAAATAGGCACGTTAGTAGTAATGTAATTAAACATATCTACTCCCCACATAATGAGTTTTGTAATTACAAAACCTAAAGCATATCCTATATGATGTGGAAGTTCTGAAAACCAATCAGCTATACTTTGAATCCAATTAGGAATAGTTTGGGTAAATAATATCCATACTTCATCGCACCAATTTTTAAACTTTGTAACTAATAAAGTTCCAAAGTTAGATACAGCATTTTTAAGATATTCAAAGCCATTAACAAAAAAATCTTTAATGCTATTAACTAAATTATCTATAAAATTTTTAAACCCATCACAATGTTTATATGCTAAAGCAAAGGCACCAACAAAAGGATTAACTATAAATAATAAGATTTCCTTCCAATCCTCTTTAAAGAAATTAACTACCTTCTTAAAAGCATTTGGTATTGTTTCTGTAAAAAAGTGAGAAATACTATTCCAAGCATTAGAGCAAGCTTCCTTTACTGTTTCCCACATGCCAATCCAAAAATTTCTAAATCCTTCCGAGGTTGTCCATAGATAAACAAAAGCTCCAACTAAAGCAACTAAACCTATTATTAACCACGTTATTGGGAAGCCTAAAAAAGCTAGGTTAACATACCATTGTGCAGCTGCTTCTCCTAAAGTTTCTACTTCCAATAATCCAAATACTGCTGCAAGGCCTTGAACTAATGGAATTATGCTTGAAATAATACTATAAGCTTTAAATCCTAAAGCCAAACTCCCAATTACAGTTGCTAAAAAAGCAATAGGTTGAATATGTTCTGCTACCCAACCACTAAAGTCTAAGAGTGAAGGAATTACTACTGTACTTAATAAACTTCCTATATCTGAAAGTAAATTAACAAGTGGGCTTAATTGAGGAAGCATTTTATCTACTGCTCCAGTAAATCCATCAATACCAACCAAAGTAACAAAGTCTTCTAACTTGGGTAAAAATGAACTTAATGAGTTTTTCATATTAGCAAACCAATCTTTAGTTAAATACCCCCATAGAACACTTAAATTATCTTCCAAGGTTGACATCATTCCATTGAATGTTTGAGATTGAGCTTCCATGGCCCCCTTTGTTTTATTAGCCATACTATCTATAGCTTTATTGTAAACATCAGCCGTAACCTTACCTTGAGAAGCTAATTTCTTAACTTGAGATACTGGAACTCCCATTACTTCTCCAAGAGCTTTGTAAATTGGAATACCTCTATCTTGTAAGATATTTAAATCTTCTGTGTAAGCAACTTGAGCTTGTTGGACTTGTGCATATTGTCTAACCATTTCTCTTAGGGAATCTTCCTGAATACCAAAAGCTGAACCCATATCACCTATTTTGGTTAATTGGTCAAATACTGCTTGGCCTTCAAATCCTGCATTAGTTAATTGCTTGGCCATAGTATCAACACCCATCTTACTAAATGGGGTTTTAGCAGCATAATCTGTTATTTCAGCCATCATTTTGGAAGCTGCTTCATGACTTCCAAGGATAGTTGACCACGCAACTTGGGCTTGTTCTGATAAAGCATTATATTCTATTCCAGTTTTATAAACATATGTAGCATAATCTTTAATTCTATCTATAACAAAAACACCTGCTAATATTCCAGCACACTTACGAGCTAATGATGCAATAGATTCCATATCTGCTTTAACTTTTTTTGTACCATTAGAGTTCTCTCTTCTTATTTCACTCCAAGCTTTTTTCCATGCATCAGATGAGCTCATTCCAGCTTTTTTATATTCATGTGCTAACTTTGCAGCTTGTTTTCTTATATCTCCAACACCTTTTTCTGCACCTTGATTGTCTATCTTGGTATCAATAACTATAGTTCCATCTACCATTAAATCACCTACTTTCTATTAAAAAATAAAAAGTAGGCATTGGCTCACTACTTATTGTGTGGCTCTAAGCTCTATCTTTTTTTTATATTTATTTTTATAATTTTTTTACAACGACAGCATTTAATTTCTAATTTCCCTAATGTAATTGAAGCTTTTAGTAAAAGCTGATTACAACAAGGACACCTTATTTCATCCGTATTAATCAACTCCAATAAAAAAACACCTACATAAGCAGGTGTTTTAAAATTTATTACAAAATTATTTCTCCATTTTTGTTTATATTTAAAGTTAAAAAATTATTATTATATCTTTGTATAAATTCTCTTGCAAATTTATCAGTTGTTCCCATCCTAAATATTATAGTTTTGATATCTTTTTTATCTTTACCATAATAACCTAAATTTAAAAAATATTCATTCTTTTGTTTTATATCAGTTTTAGAACCAGATAATCCAGCGATGAGTGCACCAACTGGTCCAAATAAAATATCTCCTGCAAGTCCTCTTGCTAGAACAGATTTTTTCTTTGTTTCTATATTAGTTTTATCAATAATATCAAAAGATATTATTTTCTCATGTTTTATTTTAAAAGTATTTAAAACTTCAACTTTTCTTTTCAATATTCCTTTAATATTTACATTTTCAATTATTAAATATTCATTATCAAAGGATAAGATACAATGAGATAAGTATTCAACATTCGGTAAACCTTGTAAAAAAGTTGCTCCTATTTTTTCATAATTAAATTTTCCCATTTTTATTTCCTCTTTCCTTAAAGATTTACCATAATTATACTACATTTAATATAAATTTAAAACCTTACCTTCCATTAGTGCATCTTCAATTGCTCTTAATTTTTCATCTTCTGCTTTATTCTTTATATTAGGTAGTGCATAAAGTTCTTGCATTTCTTTATAAAATTTTCTTTCTTCTTTATCTTTTATTGAATTCAAATCTATGGATCTATATTTCATTATTTTTACTATTGTATTTTCTTCTGTGAGCCCCTTAAACATAGCTTTAAACTTCCACCAGTGTAAATAGTCTATGTCTTGTAAATCGACCTTATATTGGCTTAGAAAAGCACTATATATATATTCATCATCATATTCAAATGAATATATATTTTTTTCTTTTCTTGAAGAACTATTATTCTTTTTAGAATTTACTTCTTTTTCTTCCCTTCCCCCACCATAAAACCATATTATTTTCTTCAATGCTTCTTCAAAATCTTCAGTTGGTGGTAATTTAGGAAAATATAGTTTTAAAGCTTGCTGTAATTTAAGTTCATCTTCTATATCATTATCCTGCATTAATAGCTCAAATAAAATGGAAGTACGAAAATCACTTCTAATTTTATATTTAACTCCATTTATTTCTACTTCTTCAGGAACTAAATCTATTAATATATTCATTATCTTTTATTTTTCTTATTATATCTATTATTTCTTCTTTCAGCCCTGTTTGGTGAATATTTTTCTTTAGTAGCTTCTATTTCCTTTTTAAATTCAGAATCCTGTTCTTGCATTCCAATAGCAATTTCTTCAAAACATTTTAGTGCTAATTTCATATTAGTTTTGCCTTTAAATACTTTCTCTGCTGAACCTTTACCAAAGATATTATCTAAACAATCACCTACAATTTTAACTGTATATTTAATACCTTCAATTCTATTAAAATTTCTTGGTGGATTTTTTAATGCTGTAACAACTTTATTCATTTCTTTTTGAGCTTTTTCTACATCTACAAGATCATATGCATCAAATTCAAATTCTATTCCATTTATTTTCATAATAAATCACCTCACAATTTTACTTTTCTTTAGCTGTAAATCCTTCTGTAAATTCCTTTGTAGTTATATTAAAAGTACCAACAACTAAATCACCTCTAGTTAATAATTTCCCTTTAGCAGTCATTTCTCCATCTTTAGCATTTAAATCATCAACTTGTACAGCTACATTAAATTTTCTTGCTCTAAATGTATTATCGGCAGTACCTGGCTTATCTAAATCAACTCTTATGTATTCTGTTTCTGATTCAGAACCAGTTTTATGAAGTTCACCTATATCACATATAAAGTCTATTGCTTTTTCTTCTCTTATTTGATCTGTTTCATATGGAAATTCAGATTCATATGAAACGATTGAAGATGTTGGAGATTTATCATTAACATATTGCTTTTTATTTGTTTTAGCATTAGGACTTTCATTGATGTCAGTAAATCCAGCACCCATTAAAACAAACTCTTCTCCAACCTTTAAATAGTCTGCTACTAATGTTCTATTTCTTATAGATTTTGCCATTCTATCTACTTCCTTTCTAAATAAATTAATCTTAATTGTATTTGATATCTTGCTTTATCAACATCTGTCTGAAAAGCATACCCATTACTGGTTACTTCTAGCTTTTCAGCTTCTTTTTTATTATCAAGCAAAGGTAGTTCCCCTTTAATGTTCATTTCCTCAATCCATTCTGCAAATTTTTCATAAAAATTTATATTGTCTAGATTGTTAAAAACATCAGGACCATAACTTTCTCTACTGGAAAAAATAAAAAGCTCTTGTTTTTTACAAGAACCATCTACATATTTTTTTATAATTGGATTAGAAGGAACTTTTTCAATGGAATAAGTTGTTGTTTCTTTATCAAGATAATCAACTCCTATTCTTATAGCTCCTTCAAATTCTTCTAAATGCGGACACTTTTTAATAAAATTTCTTATACTTTCAATAACGGTCATACTCTTTTCCCACCTACAAAGTCTGCTACTTTATTAATTATTTCATCTTTATGATCTGCAAATCCACGTTTATCCCAGAAACGCCCTCTTTGGCCATTACGGTTTACTCCACCTTTTCCATTACCTTTATTTTCGTAATATTGTTTTCTAGCATAAGGAGCATAATAAACTATATTATCTAAATTTACTTGTACATCTAAATCTTTAAGTGTTCCACTTTTAAAAGGAACATAATTATTAAAGCAAAGAGCACATTCTTTAGTAAACATTTGTTGAGCTTGGCCACCATCTTGTAGCTTTCTTTTGGCCAAGATATCATTTGTACTATTTATTTCAATTCTAACGTCCATGCTTACTTGCATCCCACTTCAAAGTGTTCTGTAAATTTAGAAACTGCCAAAATGGATACCACATCATCATAATCCTGCTCTAAGTTTTTTATTGTAAAAGGTTTTTGACCAGTTATTTCAAAATCAATATTTCCCTTTACAATTAAATCACCTATATCTAAAGTAAAATAATTTTCTCTTTCTCCTGGTTCTAATTTTCTAAAAGCTTTAGGAGAAATATAATTATCAAGCTTATCTATAAAAATTTTAATGCTAGAATCAAGCACCAACCCTTTTTCTTTTATGCTACCTTCTTGTTTTTCTTGCCAATCTACATTCTCTATAACGGTTCTTTTATAACAATCTCTTTCTAAAGTCTTGTCATAGTATTTGTTGTAAATAGTTATAGCTGCATTCGGAAATAAAACCATTATCCCATTAACCTCACATAAGGAGTTGGTAGCATAGCTTTAACTTCATCTGTAAAGATAACCATTCCTGTAGAAGAAGTACTTTTATATTCAATACTTCTTTCACCTTCTGTTATTCTTACAATTCCATCTTTATATTGTTTAGATTGCTGATACAAATAAGTATCTAATACTATTTGTTCTATAGCATATTTAAAATTCTTAATAGAATCACTTTCACTAAAATTTTTATTTAGATAATTATTAATTTGATTTATAGCTCTTTTAATTAAAAGTTCTAACTTACTAATTGGAGCCTTTGGGAGATCTATTAATAAATCCTGGATAATTTCATTCATATAATCACCTCAATTTAATAAAAAAAGAGTGCTTAAAGCACTCATTCCCATTAAGATATAGTACCTATACCTAATTCAAGTCCATTTTCTAAAGTAGGTAATGCAGTAGCAACAGCTTTAGTATATCTTCTTACTGGATCTCCTTCTTTTTCAACGCCTACAAAGATATTACCAACCATCTTAGCTTCTTCCATCTTATTAGAACCTAATAATTCTATTTCCTCAGCAGTTAATCCATAGATAGTTTCACCTAGTGCATTTTCTGCAAACATAGATAATATGTTTTCTGGGAAGTATCTCTTAGTTGTATATTTACCATTAGCATTTTGAACTTTATATTTAGCATTGTAAACTGCTACTTGTGGAAGCTCCATTGATTCTAAAAGAGAATTTAAATCTTTTCTAGTAGCAATTTTATCAAAGTTAACTCCAAAAATTGCTTTTTTAACAGATTCACAAGCTAGAATTTTGTTTAATACTTTAGAAGAAGTAAGTATTCTAGTTGGTTTAGTACCACTAGCATCTTCAACTGCATCAGCTAAAGTTTTTATATCTTCAAGTGGTTTTGCAGTTGAAGCATCGCTCCAATTAAAAGATTTTTTATTACCAGCAGGAACTTTATAATCTAAAGTTATTGCTACTTTATTTTCATTTATAGCAATCTTACCTGAAGATAATAATTCCATTCTCATAGCTTCAATTCTTGTTTGAACTGATTCAACCATCTTATCTCCATCTTTGAATAATCCAATTACAAGAGCTTTTTGTTCTGAATCCATACGTGGATTATTTATAGCTATAATGTCTCTTTCTCCTATAGCTATTTTTCTTTTAATTAATGCTAATTCAGCAGCACCTTTTTGTAGAACTTCTCTACTAGCTAATTCAGTTTCAGTATCGAAAGCATGAATTGAAGCTGAAACTGGGAGTCCATTTGCTCCCGTAATCATATCGAATTTTATATCCTGAATTTTTCTAGCTGGGAATAATATATCTCCTAGCATAGCTGGTTGTTTCTTTACTCTATAATAATTTAAAAGTTCTTTAGTATTGAATAATTCGTCTATTCTTGCCATTTATATCCCTTCTTTCTTATCTAAATGTTATTTTTGTTAATGCTTTTTCAGCTAAAGTTTCTGGAGCTACTGGTAATCTATCTTTTAATACATAACCTTCAACTATTAATGATCCTGGTTGTGGTCCATTAGTAACATCAACTTCTTCAGCTAATATGCCAACTACAGTACCATCATTTTTTACAACGCCTGATGCATCTAAAAGTGATCCTTTAGGAACTATTTTTTTACCATTTGTTTCTGAAACTCCTGAATCAGAAACAGTACATGAAAATGTTACTCTGTTTCTATATGTAGCCATTATTTCTACACCATTATCAAATTCTTGTGTCTTTGAATTAAAATACATATATAAATTCCTCCTTATAAAAAATTAAGCCCAAGGATTTGGACCTTCGGCTTTACCTGAATTATTTAGTTCTTCTGCAAGTTGTGCTCCTAAACTTTTAGCTGCTCCTGAATTACCATTACCGCCAGGAATCCATGAACTTGCTCCTAGTCTTTCATCGACTTGTTCTTGTACCCATGGATTAATAGATTCTACAAAAGAATCTAAGTTAACCTTAGTCTTTTCTAAATCTTCACCTAAGAAATTTTCAACTAAAGAAGTTGGAATTTTCTTTTCAGTCGCATATTTTATAGCTTCTGTAATTAAATCTTTTCTAGCATTAGCTTTTTGTTCATCAGCTAACTTCTTTTCAAGTTCTAAGATTTTCTTTTGAGTTGGATCTGTAATTAAATCAGGATATTTCTCCTGGATAAATGGTTCTAATTCTTTTTCAAGATTTGCTTTTTTCCATTCTTTTAATCTTTTCTCAAAATCTTTCCCTCCTTCCCCTTCAAGAAAAGCTTTAAATTCCTTTTCTTTTAATTTACTTTTGAATGCATCTAGAGTTAGTCCTTTATTTATAAAACCTTTAACTAACTCAGTACCAGCTAAAGTTTCATCTATATCAGCATCATCAGCTACATTTTCAAATAATTTAATTAATTCACTTTTCTTCATAATTTATTTTCCTCCATATAAAAATAAGAGAAAGTTTAACAACTTTCTCTTACTAAATTTTGATTATATTTATTTTCTATAATTTTAAATTCAAGTTCATTTTTAATACAACCAATAGCTTTATTACCATTTGGTAATTCAATATAATGAATATATTGAAATTGATGTCTATTTAAAATTTTAATTTTTAAGAATTTATCGTATTTATTCTCTAATATATCATAAAATCTAAATTTAAATTCAATATCAAAATTTAAAGGATTTAATTTAGATTTTGCATCTTCGGTACTTTCAAAATAACTTTTAGGTAATTTAGTTTCATCTAATAATGTGTTAAAATTTATAAGCAAAAATTTATTTTCATTTATATTTATTGATCCTATATTTTTTCTAAAAATTTCAAAGTCAATACGGACTTTATCATTATTAGTATTAATTTCGATTAATTCAATATTAATCGCAGGTCCTAATCCAATATTATTAAATTCAATTATTAACTCGCTATTTTTGTAGTTAGCTAAATCAACGTTCTTTCTAACTATTGAATTAATTCCATTTAAATTAAGGTATTTACTTTTATTAATATTAGAAATATTAACATCTAAAAAAGGTTTTACACCTATTCTTTTGTCTTCATAAAATTGTTCTTTAAGCAATTCTTGGCCTTTTTGAGCTTGATAACTTGTAAATAAAAATGCTATGATAGTTCCTAATCCTCCTAATAAAGCTCCATAGAATCCTACCCCTATTGCCCATGAATCTTCAGCGCCTTTTTCAACTCCATTTTTTAATAAAAAAAAGATTATAATTGGTACTGCTAAAAATAATAAAATTAATATACTTATTCCAATTACTATTGAAATTTTAATTAAGGCTTTTTTAACTTTTTTATAAATTTCATCCTTTTTATTCATATAATCACTCCTTTTTACAAAAATGATTATATCATGAAATTTAATTTATACATTTTTATAAATTAGATAAACTTCTTTTTTTATTAGTTAATTTTCATTTACGAGTATATTATTTACGTATATAAATTATTTATAGTCATACTCATAGTAACACCTGCAATTTGGATGTCTTGGAAGTGAAGGAGCATCTTTTAATTTAAACCTTTTATTATGATTGCTTCTACACTTTTTACAAGTATTGCAAAATGTTGCTTTATAAATTAATTCTTCTATTCCATTATCTTTACAATATTTCTTGAAAACTTCATCATGAACTCTTGCTACCTCAGTATCTACTAACCTTTTAGCATTATATTTACTTGTTTCAAACCTATCTTCAATATTTTTCTTAATTTCATTTACTGAAGTTTCTCCCTTTAGTAACTTTTCAATTTCATTTTGAAGTTCTTTTGAAATTTCATTGTTGTTTTCCCAAATTCTTTTACTGAAAGTTGAACCTTTATACTTCTTTTTAATGAATTTTTGTGCATCTTTATTAATTAACTCTCCAGTTACCTTAGCAGTCTTATTTAATTCAACTTTAAATTCTAAATCATAAAAAATAGAGCTTTCATGTAACGTATTTTCTAATATTTCCGTTACAATAGCCCTTTCCTGTTCTGTTTCATTTGAAAACATATCTAATATTTTTTTAGATAATTTATTATAAAGCTTATTTTGAATTAATTTTGGAATTTTCAAAAATCCATCTTCAATGAAATATACTAATAGCAACCATCCAATTTCATTTAAAAGCTCTTTTTTATCTTCTTCTTTTTTCTTATTTACTTCTTCAAGGTTAAAATAAGAATTTTCAAATAAGCTTTTAACAAAATCCTCAAAGTTATTCATCTTCTCCACCACCTGGTAAATCAGGATGTTTATCTATTTCTTCTTTCTGTTCTTTAGCTACTCTTTCTGCTTCAACAAGTGAATTGGATATGAAACTAAATTGACTTCTTGCTGTTTCCTTACTTATAGTACCTTCTGGAACTTGAGCAAGAATTTGAGCTATCATTAAATCATCTTGCGGAATATTAGCTGTATATTTAATGCTTATATCTTTTGGGTCATAATCTTTCCCTTTAGTTTTTAAGAATTTACATATAAATCTAATTCTATTTTTGATTATATCCTTATGAGCATTTTGATTTAAGCTACATTTATTTTCCATTGCATTTAATCTAGCTCTTAAAGCAAGAGAAGAAGTATTGCTTTGTATCTTTTCATTAGCATTAATATGACAAGCTATTTGATAAATCTTATCTTCATAAGTATTAATTGTATTCTGTATAAACGAATCATTTATATTTTTAATTAACCACTCAGCTTTTGATTTATCACCAGGAAGTATAATAATTCCTTTTTCCTTCATTTTTTTAGTATCATCTTCCTCTAATTTAGCATTACAAAATACTAAGAAAGCATTCCTGAAATCACTTATTTCATTAGCTATATCACTTAAATTAGTTTCAAAAGCATCTTGAAGGCCTTTTATGTCATTATAGATAGTGTCAAACTCTTTTTCATAAGAAAGTTGACCACAACTGACTGGAACTTCACCAAAGATATTTTCCATAGGATCTTTTACTGGAACAAAACTTTCATTAAACCTATAAATTTTATTTTTTGTATAAACATCAATAAATTTTTTATTGGTTATTTTAGTTTTAAAACAGTGAATAAATAATATTACATTCCCAAACTCATCTTTTAATGCAAATCCTTGAGTTGGTTTTATTATTTTAGAGCAAAAATCCGCTTTAGAATCTAAATAATACAATTCATACACTTCACTAAACATTAAAAGATACTTCATTAAATCACTATTATGGTTAGATTCCCAATGTGACAAAGTGTAATTAATGTCTTTTATAAAATTCGTATTTCCTTCAGTAGATTCATAAGCTAACTCTTTCCCTACGCTATAGGAAACTTCTTCTTTTATAAACTTCTTAATATAATTAAGATTAATTTTTAAGTTTGATCTATCAGTTACAAATTTATAAGTTTGTATTGCATCAGTTTTCCCTTTATAATAATCATAAATTTTATTATAAACTTTAACTGCCGAATTATATAAACTATAAACTTCTTTTAAAAACTCTATATGGTCCTGTCTAGAAAAATCCAAATCAATTTCTCCAAGTAGAATTTTTTCTTTTAATTGAGTATCCAAAGTAATCACCCCCTTATATACCAAGTAATCTTCTATCTAAAAATTCAACTCTACGTAGGACTTTTATTAAATCAATTCTATTTGCAAATTCTGAAACTATATCTGGAGCATCATCATGTGCAGTATAATCTTGCCCCATGAACTCAAGTATTTGTTTTACAAACTCTTCATCTTCTTCTGCAAAAATAATACGACCACCATTTACATCTGAAACTATAGTCGCAATTTTATCATCTTTATTTTTCTTTTGATGTTCATTGATGATAGTTATATTTCTATACTTAAGTTCTGGATCTTCATTAATTCTTTTTTCTAATTGGTTAGCATCTGCACCGTTAAAGGTATTCTTTTCTATATAAATATGAGTTATATCTATATATTCTTTTAATAAATCTATTGCCTTATCAATATACTTATCAAAATTTTTCCTAGCATTTATTTTAGCTAACTCACCATACCTACTATATTTAAAGCCATTATCAGCTAAACTACCAACTAAAAAAGCAGTATAGTCATTCTTTTTCCCTCCCCCTGAAGCTGGGTCCATGCATAGCATAGTTTTAAGGAAATTATGAGTTTCAATATCTTCTCTTTTTTCAGTTCTAGCTGATTTAAACCATTTTTCTCCTATATTCTTAGCATCATTTTGTAACTCTTGTTTAAATGCTATTGGATTTTCAAAATAATCTATTGCAGTAGTTAAACAATCAAACTTATCAGGCCATATTGTTTCATATTGCATTTCTTTTTCATGCTGATAATAAAATTCTGTAGCATCTGATACTGGATCACTTGCCTTTCCGTTAAAATATAAATTTTTAAATTCTAACCAAAGGCCACTATTAAAGAAATCATCAACGTTGAAATCACAAACTCTATGAGAAATGTGGTGATATTCATTTTTCTTAAGAAGTCTACTCATAAAACAATCTGAATGAAGAATAGTTCCAAGGACAATAAACTTAGTAGCCATTTTTATTTTTTTACCTTTTCTGAAAACAGCCTTATCTCCTGCGAACTTTGAATCTTCTTCCCAAGTTTTATATTTTTTATCTCTAGCTTCTTGAGTTATTATATCTGCTTTACCTTGGTAGTCGTCAGCTATAATGCAAGTAGGTCTAACCCCATTATATTTCTTACCTCTCATTGAGGTTGTAGATGAAATAGCTTGAACTTTAGTTTTATTACTTAACTCAAGTTCTAATTTATTTACTGTAAAATTTTTAGGATCTACTAATTTTCCAAAAGAAGCAATAATATATTTATTTTCTTCAAAGTTCTGTTTAACTTGTGCCAGGAACTCTTCAGCATCTCCTTCTGTTCTACCACAAACTAAAGTAAATATAGATTTTCTATAACAATGTAGCCACATAGATAATGCGAAATCTAAAACTGTAGTCTTAGCCCATCCTCTAGGAGCTATAACTTCCAGTTTATCAAATGCATCATCTATAAACATATCTTCTACTGTTTCCCATAACTCAAAGTGAGATTCAGAAAGTGTTCTAGCTGCATTATTTTCCTTTGGAACAAAAGTATCTTGCAAATAATATAAACAGAAGAATTCAAAATCCTTTTCTCCTAATGCCCATGCAAGTCCTTTTTCTCCCCAAAGATTATTTTTATATTTTTTAATAAGAGCTATAGCTTTCTTTTCAGAGTTAGTTAATCTGATAAGATGCTTCTTTAAAATATATAAGTTGTATTGAGTTTCAGATTTAAATTCAAATCCATCAAACTCTATTAAAAAGTTATCTTGCAAATTAACCATCTCCTTTCTTACCTCGAGTTGAAAATTATTTTAAAAAATTGTAGGGGGAAGTGCAAAGCCCCTCAACATACTTCAAAATAGAAGGTACCCCCTCTAACCTATCTGAAAGTATTAGATATCATTTCTTAGCCAAGGTTAAAATTATGTTATTCTTCACTTATTCACACAACTTCGCTAAATCCACGTTTCGCGAAGTTGTTGAAATGAAATCAAAATCCTTCTAAAGCTAGTGATACCAACATTCTAACGATATTAAACTTTATTTCTTAGCTGTTAATCAGCTAAATATTTTAATCTTATGCATCTAATTGTGAATAATAATACATTAAATACTTATTTATACATCATTTATACAACTTTTATACATCGTTACAATGACATTAGATTTATTCAATTTCAGGTATAGATTCCAGTTCTTTATCTAAATCAATATCATTTTCTTTCTCTTGATCCGTTACATCAGCTATTTTAGTTGTAGGTTTACCAAGCAAGTGATCTAATAAGTAAATACAAGCGTTTAAAGAAGCCTTTTCCGACTTACTTGTTAGTGCGATTTTAATAATTTGGTCAATAACTGAGTTAGATTTACCAACTATGTTGTTCTTAACGGCAGTTTTAATTTCTTGTAATTGCGTGTCTAACTCAGCCTTAAATTCCTCATTCTTTAACCAGTTATAAATTGCCTGTCTACTTACGCCTTCAATCTTAGCAATATTGGTTATTTGCTCACCTTGAATGATTCTTCCAATAACATTAATTTGCTTATCCGTTAAAGCCATTTAAAACACCTCCTTTCCTTTACAAATTTACACGCTTACCTTTTCTATATTGAACTATTAAAAAGCCGTTACAAACCGTTATAGAAGCTTTTTCGCTTATACTATTAATTATCCTACATTGATCTTTAATATTTTTAAAAGGAATAGTTTCACAAACTGTTTTAATCATTTTAATAGCTCCCTTCCGTACAAAATAAAAAAGCACCAGGAACTTTAATTAATTCCTAAGTGCTTTGTTTCTATGATACTATAATAAACCTTTCAAACTAACTAAAACAATAAGTAAAAACTAAGTAATTTATAAGTTTAAACTTATATTTATAATTTATAGTTTACAAACATAGGTATCAACTTTTCATTTATTATTTTCTTTCTCTTATTAATCAAGTAAACATTATTTGAATTTAATCTAATTGATATTTCTTTAAATGATAGCTCTTTAAAATACCTTAGCTCTATTATTTTATATTCATCTTCTTTTAAAGTAGATAATATATTAGTAATCTTTTGATATTGATTTTCCTTACTTTTTTTAATTCTTGTTAAAAACTTGATTTTCCTTTCCTTATTAATAATTTCATTTTCTACTGAAGAATTAAATTTATTAGTAGCTCCAGTTCTTTCTTCATAGCCCACTGCTTTAACACCTTCTATTGAATTTTTAATTTCTTCTATATCTAATTCTAAGTTTTGAATTTCAACTTTTAATTTAGTATAGTTTTTTAAATAATTCTCAACATCTTCATAATTACTTAATTCAACTCTAGCTTCCATATAAATTTATTCCTCCCTTAGTTTTTTTCTTAAAGCTTCCTTTTCTTCTTTTAGTTTTCCATAGCCTGTCCAATTATTTAATTTTCTCATTTTTCTAATTTGGTTTTCTATTTCAATTAATCTATCTATATAAACTTGTCTAAAATCTATTTTCATATTTCAAATTCCTTTTCTACATCAAATTCTATATTTAATTTTTTAAGTTTTACTATAACTTCATCTATTTTATTTATTAGATCCATAGCTTTTGGATAATACTTTTTATAATTTTCTTCACTAAAATTTCTAAGATAACTATTAGCTTTTTTAATTCTTTTTAGATAATAATTGTATTTAAGTTTTAGATATTCTTCATCTTCCATAATTCCTCCAATTTTAAGCTATGTATATATACATTCTTAAATATACATAGGCTTAACCCTTGATTTCAAGCCATTTAAGAGCACTTTTTTGCTAATGTATATTATCAAAATCTAAAAGTCCTATATATTAATTTTTACGTGTATTTTTACTATATTTATTTAATTTATATTTTAAATATACATAATATACATAAATAAATAATATATATAATAAATATAGTAATAATGCTATTTTGAAGAGTATGCATATTTTTATTTAAATAATACATAAAACATACATACCAATATACATTTAATATCTTTTGAATGAATCTATCCCTATTCCTATCCAATACTTACCTGCTGTTCTTCTCTTATTTATAAATCCTTTCTCTTTTAAATCTTGAGCCAATTTATGATTAGTCATTTTATAATTTTCTCCTTCATTTATGCACCAATTAAGATATTCATCATACATAGCTGAACCAGTACATTCCGCATCATCTCTAATAAAACAACAATCTTCTATAAATCTTGCTACCTGATCCATATCCATTTTATAATCTTCAACTGCTTCCATTACCTCCTTAGGTGCTTCAAATCCTTGCTCTTTCCACATCTGATAACCAGTAATGGCCCAAAGTAATATTCCTTCTAATTCAGGCTTTAATTTTTCCTCATAGAAATTAGGATCTTTCTCTTTCTCAGTAAATTTATATTTAAAAGGAATCATTCTCCATCTTCTCCATATACCATGGTCGTTACCTTTTACCTTAGGCTTTTTATTAGTCATAATCCAAAGCTTGAATTTAGGCTTTAACATGAATTCTTCTTGATACATAAATCTTACTGGTAGAGTTTCACCTGCGGATAATACCTTCAGTAACGGCTCATTAAATACTTGTCCTTCTTGAAGTTCTGAAGCTATAACAACTCTTTTATTAGTAAGCCTTGCTAAATCTCCCCTTGCTCCATCTTGTCCATTCTTCTCCATTAAAGTTTCACCTTTGATTGTTGCTGCATAAGTTCCCATAATATCTTCTAGTGCTTTAACAAATGTAGATTTACCATTTGCTCCACCACCCCAAAGCATAAAAAGACACTGCTCTGACATATCTCCAGTTAGGGAATATCCAACTGCCTTTTGAACATAATTTATTAACTCTTGATCTCCACAAAAAATTCTATTTAAAAAAGCTATCCAATTTGGACACTTATCATTTTCTCTATTAAAACTATAATTGCTGCATTGAGTAATTAAATCTCTTCTATCATGCTTCTTTTGATTTAAATTTCTTAAATTAATTGTTGCTTCTGGTGTATTAAATAAATAATCATCCTTATCACTTTCTATGAAGTTTACCCCTTGGAATGTTTTAGCTTGATTTAAAACACCTTTTATTTTCCCATCTGTTTCATTTCTTAATACAAATGCTTTTGCTTTTTCCTTTTGCTTACTAGTAGCTTGTTCATCGCCTTGAATATTTATATTAACTATATCTTTTTGGAATTTCCTTAAAACTCTTCTATATAAATTTTCTACTTTAAATGAATTATCTAATTCCCAATTAACTCCGTTCCAAACATACCATTTCCCTTGATTAACATTAAATTTAATATCTTTTCCATATATACTTATTAATCTTTCAGCATTTCCAACATCTGACCAATTGAAATCATAAATTATATTATCTTTATATTGAACAAATTCATCAGTTCTCTTTGTTAGGTCTAGTAAATCATAAATATCATTACCATTCTCAAACCAATCTGAAACATCTCCCTTTTCATCTAAGTTAGGAAGTTCTACTATTTTTACACTATTAGCTAACTCCTTGATTTGTTCTGCTATATGCTCCATAAATGCTCTTCCAGGTACATCATTATCAGGTAAAAGCACTACATTAGCACCTTTGAAATATTTATTGAATCTACTTGGCCACTTTTTACCCAAATCACCTTTTGTAGCACCTATACTTGTTGTTGTAGCTACTAATCCCCTTAAAATTAAGTTATCTGCATCTTTTTCGCCTTCAACTATATAAACTACCTCTTTATCCTTAACAGCTTTCATAAGATTAGGAAGGTTATATAATAGTTGTTCCTGTTCTGGCCAAAAAGCAGTTTTTGCTCCTGGTCTCTTTTTCATGCTCCATGAATTACTTCCTGGGTATGTTTCTGTGTGAATTCCTTCTTCCATTCCCCAAATTTCTGCACCATCTATATATCTTCTATGTAAAAACTTTTTACCTTTTTTTCTTATTTTTTCATAAGCTAAATCACCATTTTCATCATAGAACTTATAAATAGCTTCTATATCTTTTTCAAAAGCACTTTTCTTCTCTTCATTAATTTCTAATGGTTTATCAAATAGATCACTCATTTTTAGGCCAACACTTTCTAATATGTCATTAGTTTCACACCCTGCATGGCAATATAAGAAAGTTTTATCTCCCTTATGGCTTATAGTTAAGCTTGCATTTTTATCGTTGTGGCAAGGGCACTTTGCTTGTACCCTATCCACTCTTTTACTTTTTTTATCTATTTCAAATTTATCTGTTATTTCTTCAAATTTCATTTGTTCACCTACTCCCTAATCAGTAATTAAGTAGCTGCAACAATGCAACTACTTCTCCCATAACCTATCTAAATAATCTATATAATTATTTAAATCCTCCTCGCTCATAGAATCTAAGTCTACTGGTTCTAATTCAAATTTTTCAGAAGGCTCTAATCCAAACTCTTTTTCAGAACGCTTAATAAATTCTCTTAAAGTTTCTGTATTAGTAGCTCCTTCTTCAAGATCACAAATTCTTTTATCTAAATCACTATGCTTGTACATTTTATTCCTCCTTAAATATTTAATAATTGTTTAAATATACTTTCAAAAATTGTAACTGGAATACTATTGCCTGCTTGTTTATATAAAATTCCATTTAATTTACCTTTTCTTCCTGGATGAGCATTTAATGCAGCTTCAAAATCTTCATCTGAATACCCTTGTAATCTCCAACATTCTTTTTCTGTTAAATATCTATATAGTCCATTTCCTAAGTCAACTATTCCCGAATTAGGACAACGCATCTGTTTACAAGTTATTGTCTTACAATGGTCTTCTATTATTTCTAATCTACCTTTAAAGCTTCCACTTACACCTATTCTTCTAAGCATACTCGGCTGTTTAACTATATACTTTTCTTCTACATTTTCTTCTAAAAATTCTTTTATATGTGGTGTCTCCTTTTTTTCTAGCTTCTCAAAATCAAATGAATTCTCACCTAAAATAGATATTGTAAATACTCTATTTCTATCCTAAGGCAATCCAAAATCCATGGCGTTTAAAACATCAAACTTATTTTTATATCCTAGGGCCTCCATTTCTGTTAAATATCTATTAAAGGTATGGATCATATGCTTTGAAAGAACATTTTTAACATTTTCCCATATAACTACTCTCGGCTTCCAAACTCCCATTTGTTTAATAATATTAAGAGTTTCCCACATAAGGCTACTTTCTGTTCCTGAGCCTTCATCGGCTCCTTGTTGTTTGCCAGCTATGCTGAAACTCTGGCAAGGGCTTCCGTGTATAAGAATGTCAGGCTTAAGATTATACCCAACTACTGATTGAGTTTTATATTCTAAATCCTTCTTAAACATTTCATTGTAACTTCTTACTGCTTTTTCATCTATTTCTACATAATCTATTGCTTTTACTGGCACTCCTAAGTTAACTAAAGCTTTTCTAGGAGAACCAATTCCACCAAATAACTCTAGTATTTTTATCATTTACTTCACCTTCTTTATGAAATACTGGCACATTCTTTGCTTCTTTATATTTGTAAGACATTCATTTCTTGTTGCTCCACAACAATATTGATTTCTCTTTTTATCAAAAACATAGCAGTTCCTACAATTCTTACATTGAACTGACATTACTTTTCCTCATGATCCAAATATCCATAAATCCACTTCTTTAAATCTCTATGCCTATTCTCATTTACCTTTACAAACTCTTTGTTATCTAAACTTACTGAAAATATCTCATGTGTTCTCATATCAAAAGTACATCTTACATACTTAATCATTTTCCCTTTAACTTTCCTGAAACTATGATTTTCATCTATATAAACTAATAGCTCTGCATAATCTTGTAATGATAAATTTTCTCCAAACTCCATGAGAACTATATTTCTTTCTACTTCTTTTTTACAATTTGGACATTTAATGATTTTATCTTTCTTAATGGGTATAAAGGAACTATCCTCATACCCACAATTTTTACAAACAAAAACTTCATCTTTCATAGTTATTTCTCCATTAAATCACTTCTAGTTTATTAAAGTATTTTTCATATTCCTCAACGGCATTTAGATTTCTTAAAATTCTTCCTGCTTCTTCTTTATCTAAAAAAATTACTTCTTTTTTAGACTTTATTTCTACCCATTCTCCATTATCAGTTAGATATAATTCATAATTAGAATAAAATCTAGTATATCCAATTATAAATTTTGCTTTTGAACTATCAAAATATTGACTTTTATTGATAATAATTATGAATCTATTCCTTTGCCTTTTTATTTTTTCAATAATGTCTATTAGCTTTTTCATTGTTATTCCTCCATAAATCCTTTATTTTTAAGGATATCTCTTACACAATATCTAAGAGTGTTATATATCTCACTACCCATTAAAGCCTTGTCGATGGGGCGAATAACTGTGTTAAATTCACTCTCTAAAGCTTTCAATCTAGCATATAAACTAGCTGGCTTATATTGATTTCTATAATTTCCTTCTCTTATGTTCTTGTCGTATTCCTTATCTTCTAAGAATATAAAGAACTTTATTCCGTAACGGTTTAATCCTTGTAACTCTGCTTTTAATCTGTTGTAATCAGTTTTTAGAACTTTCTTTAAATATTTTTCTCCAAGAAGTTCAATGATCTCTTTATTAACCTCATTAATATTGGTCTTGTTATCTTTAAGATTCATGGCCAATTCATCAATACAAAACTTTCTTTCAATGGCAATAGAATCAGTAAAATAAATATCTCTTTTTTGACCTTCGAAAGTTCCATTTGGAATCATGCAGCTATAATCTCCATACTTTAAAGTTTCTTCTCTATAAGGTATCTTTTTCTTATCTAACCAATCTGTAATATGTAAATTAGCCTGTTCACGATTATCAATGACAACTGTTAAGTTACTTAGTATCTCTTTGATTTCTTTATCCGTAAAGTTATATCTCATTAATTCCTCCAATATTAAAGGGGCATATGCCCCTTCTATTTTTCTTCTGGTTCTTCTGGCATCTTAGTAAATACTATTTTCTTAGTTTTAGTATTTCTTATTGCTAGGCCATTAATATCTCCATTTTTCTTATAGGTTATCTTTGCAACCTCGAATTTATCTTTGCAAGTATAACGCCCTTTAACTTCTGTAATGGTACAATCTTTAGATGCTACCCATATGAATGGAGAACTGTATAATTCCCTTCCTATTCCCCAATTGACACAAGCTCTCTTAAAGCTATCTGAAGCTTGTCCCTTTTCTTTCTCTGTATTAGATTCTGTTCCTACATCTTGCTTAGAAATCCATTCTTTTTTATCTGTATCCCATATCTCTACATTACAGAATAAGTTACCATTAATAAGAACGTGGCTCCTTCTCCAGTTGTTTTTACCTACTGTTTCATCTAAAATATCCATATCTGTTCTAGAATTTTTGTATAATAATAAAATCACACCTTTTTCCGTTACACTCTGTGCTCTTATTTCTATTTCATCTGCTTTAAGTTTTCTAAAATTTAAATCCATTATCTAATCCTCAAACTTTCATTTTCTTTTAAGCTGGCACCTTCAACTTCTTGTCCTGCTTTAAGTGCTTCATATAGCTTTTTCTTATCTACTTTTTCTTCAATTACAATGAACTCTTTTGGGATAAGTTCTTGCTCCATGATCTCAACACTAGCTTTAGATTTTTGGAACTTACAAGTAAATAATGTAGTTTTAACTTCCTTTAATCCTAAGCCTTTAAGAGAAGAATCTAAGTAATTCTTTAAACTTGTAACGGTATTCTCTAAGGATTTTCTTCTAGCATTTAATCTCTTTTCTTCTGCTTTATATCCTTCTATATCACTTTCAGTATTTCTTATAAGCTTTACTATGTTGTCTACTTTTTCTTCTATATCTCCATGGCACTCTTTAAGTGCATTTTGGATTAAATCCTGTTCCACATCTTCTCTATCTATAAGCTCTGTTAAGTTTCTATAGTTATTAGCTAGTTCATATAATTTAGCCATATTATTTCTCCTTCACATATTTTTCTTTTCCAGATAATACTTTTAATAAATGCATTATCCTTTCAGCTTCTTTTAATTCCTTTAAAGCTTTATCTTCCATTTCTTGATTTACATCCTCTTTTAAGTGATGTTCATCCATATATCTTTCAAGTGCTACTTCACTTAGAGAATTTTTTATTAATCTTTGGTCATCTTGATTAAAACTTTCATATATACCATTAGGAATATAATCCATATCATCTATTTTTCTTTCAAGTTCATTTAATTTATCCAGGATAATTTTTGTATCATCATTATCCAAAATAATTTTATTTGCTAAGTACTTTAAAGCATTTTTAAAGCTTACATAGTACGCTAGGTTCTTTGTTTTTTCTTTCCCTATATTTTCTTCCTTAGTAACTTTACTCTCTGTAACGTAGCCTACAGATTGAATTATGAATTGTCTTTCATCAGAAGTTATTCTGTAATTTCCTATATCAATTTTCATTAGTTTCCTCCTTAAATACAGTTTGTAATTAACCAAATGAAAAACATTATGCAAATAATGTCTATAGCAATTACTGTCCAAAAGCCTTTTCTATCGAACTTATCATTCATTGCTTAGCACCTTCTCTTTCTTCCTAATGGCTTTATAACTCCCCAAGCCTTAGCATTTGTATAAACTGTAGTAATATCTCTTATGTCTATATCAAGAACTGCTGCTGCATCTTTAATTCCAAATTTATTAATATTTTTTATTATCTTTATTATTTCTTTTACTGTATAACCTTTTTTATTAGTTTCGGCGTAACGTTCTGCATATAGTTCAAGATTGTTTTGGATATCATTTTTTGTATATGTTATGTCTTTAATCTCTCCAGCAACGTATTTCTTACGCCACTCCATGTAAATTTTATTAGCTTCTGTGTAGCTTAATTTAAACCTTCTAAGCATTTCTAAAATTACTTTTTCTTTAGATATTCCAGCGTTTCTTGTTAGAAACGCTTGGACTTCTTCTACTCTTTTAAAACCTTTCCTAGAATGGGATATCATCATTATCCCCTCCCATTTCTTCCATTAGAGCATCATTAAGATTTTCATCTGAAGAAATGTTATTTTCTTTCTTATTCCCATCTATAAAGTCAAAACCTTCTACTACTACATCAGTTGTATATCTCTTAGTGCCATCCTGTGCATCATATGATCCTGTTTGGATTCTACCCTTAATGGCAATTTGATTCCCTTTAAAAAAGAAATTAGCTATATTCTCCGCTGTCTTACCAAATGCGACACAGCTTATGAAATCAGCTTCTCCCTTTTTAAAACGATTAACTGCTAATGTAAACTTAGCTACTGTAGTATTGCTTGTAACATTAATGTCAGGATCCTTAACCATCCTGCCCAAAAGTTGTACTGTATTCATAATTTCACTCCTTAATCTGTATAAACTGCTGCTACAAATTTATCTTTATCTTGGCTTACATACCCACCAAAACAAGTATTTCCATCATCACATAGCAGTAATATATCTAAATCGCTTAAGTTCTTATTAAGTAAAGTTCCTTTATATGTTTTTCTTGCATAAGTTGTACTTACAGATTCAATTTTTATATCTTTTTTATTCAATTCCTTGAATCTGTTATATCTTTCATCTCTTAATTCATCAGCATTTTTAGCAAATGCCCAACCTGATATATTCATAATTTTTCTCCTTATCAAATGATTATCATATGAGAATACATGACCAAAACTGTATTCTCATATGACTTTATTCTTACTAAGCTATTATTTTTATGTTCTTAAACTTTTCTAATTCCTTAGCTAAATATTCTTTAATATTCTTAATAGCTTCATTTCTCCAAGCTCCACCATCAGCTTCAAACAATGCAGCACTTGGGCCTTCTTTCATTCTAAAAATAAATTTAGAAGTTGGTTGTTCTACTTCAGGGAATGTTCTATATGGTGCTAATTCAACTGGATTTGGTACTTTAGCATTTTCTAAGCTAGCTACTCCAGTTTTAACTGTTACTTGTTGTGATACTCCATCATCTCCAATAGTTCTAACTGGTCCATCTTGAGTTAATGCAGTATAAGTAAGAAGTGTCTTTCTATCTCCTTTATCTACAAATGAACTTTGTAACATTATGTTGAATTGTTCTGTACTTAAGAATCTGTCATAAATTATATTGTTAGGTAGTATTGCTTCAGCAACTAAAAATCTCTCTCTTTGTCTATCTACATTTAATGGACTGTATAATTTAACTTCTTTATGAGATTTTATTTGTACTAAAATCTCACCTTCAATATGATCTACATTACTTTTTTATATAATCAACTAATCCTGTAAGAGTTGATACTCCTAAAGTATCTGCAATTGGTAGCTCCATTCTTATTAATTTCTCTTTTGAATAAACTCCTAAGTTAGTTTCTATAATAGGATTTTCTTTATATCCTAATCCAACTAAATATTCTAATGCTTCTTTTTGTTCCATGGTTTTATTCCACCTTTCAAATTAATATATTTATTTAACTAACTGTAATCCAGTAGTATCAATCTTTTCTTCTTGTTCTTCTTCAACTTTCATTACTGTTTGACCTGGTATTTGCTTTTTATATTCACTAGCAATAACATCTGAACCATCAGTACCAATAACAAATCTTGTAGCAACTCCTTTAACTGGTGCTAACTTAGTTGAATAATCAACTGTTACATCTGCTATTTCTCTATCTTCTCCTGGTTCAAAAGTTAACTTTAATGTTATTATTCTCTTGGCAGTAGCCTTTGTGTTTGGATCCAAAATATTTTTTGTTACTTCTTTAAGAGCACTGTTAAACTTCTCCCCAACTGCTCCTTCTGCAATTTTGTCTAAATTAATGTTCATGAAAGTACCTCCTATAACTCCTCATTAATTCTTTCTATTATTTCAGTTATTTCATCCGCATAGCTCTCCATTTTTTTAGTTCCTAATCTTTCGATTATTGCTTTATGAAAAGCAACTCCTATAACCTCTTCTGTTTCCCTTTTTTCTAAAGTTACTTCTAAAATTTTAAATTCATTCATTTATATTCCTCCTTTAATACATTCTAGTGCATTGTCCTAGCTTTCTACCAACCTTAGATAAAGAACCAGTAAACATTGTTTCTAATGCACCATCAACTATTCTTTGCTTCTCTCTGTTCCTTTTTTCTCTTCTTTTTAGAATATCTTTATAAGTCATTTCTGCTAATGTTAATGGACCGTATTCTTTTAACATGTCCATTAACAAAAACCTCCTTTAGTTAGGAGCCAAGATATTGTGCAGTTTAAAGCTCCTAACAAGTTATTTTTTGCAACTAAGATGAGTACTTGATCTAAAATGAAGGGAGGACTTTCACCTCACTTTACATATAATTTTTTATTTATTTCTTAGCTGCTATATATAAAACCGTTACTATAAAAAAATGGATTGGTATGTTAATACAGTGTTTTTATGTTTTTTTGTTTGCTTGTAACGGCTTATAATCTTTTTACTTTCTATATTCTTCTCTTAAAGAATTAAAATCATTTTCTAACTCTTTAATTTCTTCTTTAGCTGCATCTAAATCATTTTCTAATTCTTCAAATGTTGGTTCACAATTGTATCTTCTCATTTCATCAATTGCATCATCTAGTTGGTTAAAGTTAAGAACTATCTTTATTTCTCCTATATTAGGATCATTTGCTATCAGTTCATAGTTAGTTCCAACTGTTTTTATTTCTGTAGTGGCCTGTACATTATTGCTAATGTCTACAAAAATTTTATTCATTATGTATGCCTCCTATTTAATTTTTATAAACTTGTCCTAAATATTCCCAACCTTTATAATTTAAGTATCAGCCCTGCCAAGTTGAAATAAACTATGAAAGGTGGTGATATCATGTCATTAAGTTTTAACTCTACTTTTGGCAACAAAAGTATCAAAATTAACTGTCCAATTTGCAAAAGTGAATTAGAAATAAAACTTAATCAAGTTGGAACAGAAATTCATTGTCCTTTTTGTAGAAAAACAATAGCTTTAAAAGCTGGTACAAATTTTGAAAAAAGTAAATCTGCAATAGACAATGAATTTAAATCCCTTAATAAAACATTAAAAAACTTTGGGAAATAAAATATTTTGTTTTTCTTCAATTATTTCTCTAATTATTTTTTTAACTAGTTTTTCATCTAAATCAATATAAATTATTGCCTGTTCAGGAGTATTTATCTCTTGAACAGCTTTCTCTTTTAGCTTCAAACCACATATAGGACAATAATTTTCAGTTCCTTTTAATTTTTCGTTTTCACATCTTGGACATTTTAATTCATAAATTTTAGTGTTTGAATTTTGATACATCTATATCACAGCTCCAATCTAAGATATTTTTATTTTCTTCTTTAACCTTCTTTAGAGCATCTTTAAAACTTAACCCTTGCCAATAAAACTCTAAAACTTTATTTGCTAAGGCAAGGGCAAGATTATTTAACATATCTTTTGTTCTTTATCTTTATTTTGTTTATCTTTTTCAATTTGTTCTGCTAAAGCTAAACCCCTTATAAGACCTGCTGCATATTGTTGTTTCTCACGACTTAAATTTAAATAGCACACACATGATTCCATAAAATCCTTTAGTTCCATAAAGTCAAACCTCCTTTGTTATTTTTTCGTTATTAAATTCTCTATACGAACATTATATACTCTAAAATAACTTTTTTCAATAAAAATTAACCTTTTTTTCATTATTTTTGTCGTTTTAAAGTTCTTTTTTGTTGTTTTTGGACATTTGTTATGTTAAAATGTTCATGAGAACACATATTAATTAAAGGAGGTATTCTAATGGGAGAAAGAATAAAGCAAATAAGAACATCTCTTAACTTAACTCAAGAAGAATTCGCTATAAAACTTGGAATGGGAAGAAGTTCTATTGCTGCATTTGAATCCGGAAGACCAATCAAAAATCGAATTATCAAAGAAATCTGTAAAATATTTAAAATCAATGAAGATTGGCTTAGAACTGGTGAGGGTGAAATGTATCTTCATCTAACAGATAGTAAGCAATTTAATGAAGTTCTAGCTGAATGGCTAGTAGATAGTGATCCATTGACAAAAGAAACTTTAATGTTACTAGCATCTTTAAATGACGAAGATTTTAAAGTAGTTTCTAGAATATTAAAAGGATTAGTCGAAAACAAATAAAAAGAAGGCAAAATTCAATTGCCTTCTTTTTCTTTATATAAAATCTTATTTGTAATTGTTAAAAGTGCCTGGAGCATTTCTTCATTTTTGATTATTTTAATTTTTTTAATTAACTCTTTTTTTACTGTATCTCCCAAAACTAATCTCTCCATTCATAATTTCGAAGAGAACATACGTTCTCATATTTTCGTTATTATTATACCATAAAATCTAAAAAATGTAATAAAAAAAGAAGATTATAATTAATCTTCTTTTTTTAAATCTAACTCTATATTTAGTTTTTGCATTATTTTATCAATATGTTTTAGATTCATCTTTTCCAACTTTTCTTGTGAAGATACTCCCTGGTTGTCCACATTATAATCATCATTAACTAATCTATCACTTAAGCATATAAATTCATTTGCAACTTCATTTGCAACCTTATATTTATTTCTAAAAATAATTTTATTTTTACCTCTAGATGCAAAAGCTT